TGAGTATGTTGGTGAAGCAATGAAGGCAGCGAGGAACATTTGTGTTATCTCCCAAGATAAGGAAGACATTATGGACTCGAGACAGGAGTTATTGAAGGAGATGAAAGAGCTAAAAGTTGAGAGTATGAAGCCGTTCCTTGACTTTTACAAGGAAACTTTCCGATCATGGCGTGATATTGTCAACTTCTCACACCTCTATAAGCTTGCACTCCATCCTGACATTGACCTCACACGTTCTTTCGATAAGCTTAGTGGGCTTAAGTGTGGCTCACAGATAGGTAGGGACACTGAGACTGTATACACTTATACATTGAGGAAGAAGATACTTATCGCTGGGAAGCTCTCAGGATTTGATATAAGGCTGGACCCTGACTTTGGAGATAGGGATGTTGTTTCACTTATGAATAGGGCAACAACCACAATCGAAGCAATTCGGAGAGTGGATCCTGCGAAATTTGAGAAAACCAAGTTTCGAGCGATTGAGTCATTCAAACATCCTGACTTATTTGTAGTTAATCCCTCTTCAAAGTCAAGTGCCCCAAACTCAGCAACAATAATGCCGGCAGTCCGGGAGTTTGATAAGATTAAGAACAAAATGATGTTCAAGAAGATACTCCATCTCCCAGATCCAAAACCCGTAAATGATGTTGAGACAACCTTAAAAGGAATAGCAGAGCTAAAAGGTGATGCAGCATTCAGGAGGTTTGATAGGACAGTTCGTCTCTACGAGCGGTTTGAGGCTAGGTTTCCTGGGTTATCGCCAGAGGAGATTGCTGAAGAAGACATAGTGACCTTCTTTAAGGAGAATCCAGATGTCAACTACTTGGTGCTCACTGAACCAAAGCTCGGAGAAAAGCACAAAGAATTGACTAGGATGTTTTACATGGGTGAGCAAGCTTTGAAGGCAGTCACTACCCGTATCGAGAGGATTGCCAAGCAACTGACCAGGAAGCAAACGGGGGTTTCAATCACAAAATCTTACCAGTCAAGAAAAGGGGACATAGAGCAGATGGCAGATTCAATGCTCCGCATAAA